ATGCCATCTTCTTTGTTCGCCAGATTTGTCTGGTGTTTAAGAAGATACTGCTCCCTTGCTCTTCTGAGCGTGAGAGTGCAGCCTATGACAAATACGTCAAGTGTGAGAACGAAGTTCGTGCCTGGACTGAATCTAATCAATCTTCAGATATTATTCTGGATTTTGATCGGATCAGTGACCTTCTTTGGAGTCGTGATCTTTGCCGTCTTGACCGCGAGGTTTATGACGGTGATCTTAGACCCAAACATGGTAAAGGCAGTACTGCCGACAAACTTTACGGCAACGCAAAGTTTGAACAACGTACCTGGAACGAGCGACTCGAAGATTATTTCCCAGCCGGAGAGTTCATTCTCTCCAACTCCGGATTCTTCAGAGAACTCGATCTAGTCGACTTCGTCGAACCTGAGATGGAAATGCCTGTTAAAGTCATTTCCGTCCCTAAAACGTTGAAGACACCACGTTTGATCGCTATGGAACCTACTTGCATGCAATATGCACAGCAGGCAATCCTTAGCAAACTCGTGTCTGCTCTCGAAAGGAGTAACTACCTTGCGAACAGCATTGGTTTTTCTGACCAAGTCCCTAATCAGGAAATGGCCAGACGAGGCTCATACACCGGTAGTCTTGCGACTATCGACATGTCTGATGCTTCTGACCGTGTCTCCAATCTGCTTGTTTTTAGAATTCTACGCAATTTTCCGAGCCTAAATGGCGCCGTTCAATCGTGTAGATCTAGAACTGCAGACGTCTCTGGTCATGGGATAATCCCATTATCAAAGTTCGCGTCTATGGGTTCAGCGCTCTGTTTTCCTTTTGAAGCCATGGTATTTCTTACCCTGATCTTCTTAGGAATTGAGAAGTCGCTAAGCCGATCCCTCCAACGTAAGGACATATCGTCCCTAGTTGGAAAGGTGCGCGTTTACGGGGATGATATCATTATCCCCGTAGAATATGTGCCTTCCGTCGTTGATTCACTCAATGCTTTTGGCATGAAAGTGAACTCCGATAAATCTTTCTGGACCGGGAAGTTCAGAGAGAGTTGCGGAAAGGATTACTACAGTGGAGAAGACGTTTCCGTCATCTACTGCCGTAGGATTTTTCCTAAACGATGGAGTGACGCTTCGGAGATGGTTTCGCTTATTTCAATGCGCAACGCCTTTTATAAGCGTGGGCTTTGGAAGACGGCGGAACACCTGGACACTATTGTGAGAGGTTTAGCTCCCTTTCCTAATGTCCTTGAAACATCCCCAGTAGTTGGGAGGCATTCCTTTTTGGGCTTCGAAACCCAAAAGGTATGTAGTTCACTTCATAAGCCGCTCGTTAAAGGGCTGCTTATCAAGTCCCGGTCCCGCTCATCTAAGTTGGATGATCACGGTGCCCTACTTAAGTTCTTCCTCAAGGAGGGTCTAGAACCTTACTTTGATACGAAGCACTTAGAACGTTATGGACGTCCTGAGTCCGTCGATACCAAGATCAGGTGGGCCTCGGCCACTTAAGGTCGAGTGTGGAAAGTAATTTCCAT